CAGGGCCTCCCGGAGTTTGTCAAAGCCGAACATGGCCGCATAACTCACGAACAGGCCCAGGGCCACCGCGCCGGCCACCATGTACCAGGTGACGGCCCAGCCCATGATCTGGCACACCGCAAAGAACGCCAGCAGGGTCACGGCCATGGCCACCAGCACCGCCAGAATGTTGGTGGGGATCTTGTCCCAGGTGATTTTCTTGACCACCTGGGTGATGATGTTGGTGATCACGGTCAGGATCAGGGCCGCCAGCAGGATGGCGGACACCGCCAGGGGAATGTACTGCATAATGTTTTCCATGTATATGTCCTCCTCCGATTATTTCACAGCCCCGCCCAGCGCCTGCAGTAGCAGGTCCAGGCTGGGGAATGTGCCATAGTTGGCCAGCCAGTATTCCGGCGTATTGATCACGCCGGCGGCCACCAGCGCGGCCACGCCCTCCTGGGGCGTATCCGTCCGCACCCCGGCCTTTGTGATGGTCTGCGCGGCCTTTTTCAGCAGAATGTCCAGGTATTGGACCTTTCCGGCCTCCGCCGCCTCCGCCCAGTAGTCCGGGGAGTTGATCACGCCCAGGGCCTCCAGTTTGTCGGCCGCCGCCTGGGGTGTATCCTGGAGCATAAGCACCTGGCCCACGCGGATCAGGTTCTTGTTTTTGATGGCGTTGATCTCCGCCAGGGCGTCCACGGTGGTGCCGTACTTGGCCGCGATCTTGGAGAGGTTGTCCCCGGCCGCTACCTTGTAGATGGTGGCGCCGCCGGTGTCCGGCTTTGTCGCGGTCCCGCCGCCGGTGGTTGTCCCGCTCTCGGAGTAATCCACATAGGGCAGTTTTCCGTGTTTGGTCCAGGTCCGCGTGTTGTACCCCGCTTTGCTCCCGATGTTCCCCACGGCCGTGATCTGCACCTTGTTTTCCCACTTGGGGGAACACTCCACCGCCAGGCCGTCCCCGATGTAAATTCCGATATGGCCGGACATCCACACCGCTTCACCCACGGCCATGTTGGCCCATCCGGTTGCGGAAACGTCCAGGCACCTGGTGATCATGGTGTCCGCCCCTATGTCCGGGACCCCGTTGCTGGCATAATTGGCTCCGCCGTAGGTCTTGGAGGCGTTCCCGCTCCACCCCCACAAAATGCCCTTGATCAGGCACACGCAGTCAAAGCCATATACGGGCGGGTTTTGGTTTCCCGCCGCCTTGATCATGGCCGTGCGGTCCGCCGCTCGGTTGTAGGAATGGTTATTGCAGTAGCGGCTCACGTTGGAACCCGTCAGCGGTGCCCCGAAACAGCCCATAACGTACAGGGTTTTGAAGTTCTTGGCGATCTCCACCGCCTTTTCCACGAATACATTGGCTTTCATTTTACCCATTGTTTTGCGCCTCCTGTTCTTCTTTCCTCATGCGCTCCCGGTCCTCCTGTTCCCAGCGCCGGTCCCGCACTTTTTCCTTTGTGGTCTTGATCCATCCCATGACCCCGTTTTCAAAACCGCACACGCCGAACACGCAGGCGGTCAGGGTGGCAGGCTCGTTCCCGGTGTGCCAGAACACGGCCAGGTCCGCCGCCGTATAGGCCACCAGGATCACACCCTCCAGGATCAGCACCTTGTCCATGGTCCCCATTTTCTTCTTTGCGGTGGTGGCCAGCCGTGCGGCCGCTGCGTGGTTTCCGCCGGCCAGCCTTGTGGCGGCCCAGCACAAGGAAAAGCCCAGCAGCGCCCCGCCGGCCATGGCGGCCGCCGCGATCAAAGGCATATTCATTCCTGCGCCCCCTTTTTTACAGAAAATCCGCCTTTGCCAGGCAATCCTCGTAAATATCCTTGATCCGCTGGGAGGTCAGCACGGTGGTGTTGTTCTCGAAATGCGGGTGGTCGTCGCAGTATCGTTCATAACTGGTAATGTCCCGCAGGATCTGGTCGAAATGCTCCTTTGTGTGGCGGACCCCGTGGATCGTTTCGTCCCCGAAGTGGAGGATCCGGGACCGGCAACTGATCGCGTCCCGCTCCTCCTGGGCCGCTTTCATGGCCTCCAGATCCCGCTCCAGTTGGTCCACCTTGGCGATCACCTCCCCATTGATGGCGCGGCCGATAGCCTTGGCGATGGCGGACCATGGATTTACCTTGATCGGTGCCACCTGGATCAGCGTCATGGCTACCAGTAGCACCCCGCCGCCGCCCAGCAGAATTTCCTCCAGGTTCAAGGTCCCACCCCCTCACCGACGGCCCTGGCGTACTGCCGCCGCACGGCCGCGATCTCCTCCTCGTGGGCCAGCGCCCCGAACTGGGCCAGTTCCATGGCCTGGGCCTGAATGATCACGTTCATGCGGTCAATGACGGCGCACAGGTCCGCGATCACTTTTGTGCTGTCCATGGCCGTCACCTCCTCGCGCCGATCAGATCCGCGATGTGCTGCAGGTCCTCCACCGGGGCCTCATAAAATGCGTGGCCCCACAGGAAATGATCTTCATGGTCCGGGTGCCTGTATTTCTGGCTGGTTTCGTCCTCCCACACCAGATCCCAGCGGTCTTGATAGCCCTTGTCCCGCTTTTCCAGCCGCTTGGTGATGGCCGTGGTCAGAGCGCCCCGCTCCAGCCCCCGGCCGTCGTCGTTCCTGGCCAGATAAAGGTGGGCGTTCCGGCTGGTTGTGGCGCACACGGCCGCGCCGTTGTATAGGATCAGGCCGTCCACGGCCTCCAGCCGTGTCCCGTAGGGGAGATTTACCCTGCCCCCGATCCCCTCCACCCTCATGCGCTTTTTGACGATGTACTGGGCCTTTTCCATGGCTTACACCTCCGCCGCGTCGTCTGCGGCCTCCGTCCACCCGTACACGCCAGGCTCCCATACGTTGGCCGCCACGTCGCTGATCCAGTGTTTCCCGTTGTGGCTCACCTTGGCCCCCTGCTCGTATGCGTCATGGGCGCCCAACGGCTGGGACCACTCCGGCCATTCCTCCGCCGGATCGGAAATGCTCACCCACAGGCTCACCGCCGTGTCCGGCGTCCAGTCTGCCTGCGACGTGTGCGCCTGCAGGCACTTATACAGTTTTCCGTCCGTATAGCGCCGGATCTGCCCGGCGGTGTAGTTGACGGGGTAGGCCCAGGGGGAGAACAGGTCGGCGTGTTCCGCCGCCGTCACGTCGTCGATGTTTCCGGCCTCCGCCATGGTGGTGAACACGATCCCGTTGGTCGTCGCCGTTTTCTCGATCTCCTCTCCCGCGTCCGCCTCCTCCAGGATCACGCTCTCCGCGTCCCCCAGGGCCTCCCGGCCCAGGAGGTGGTACACGCTCCCGTTGTACGCGATCCCCGTGGCCTCCGCCTCCCGGCACAGCACAAAGCACCCGTTCCCGGCCTGCCGCACGTAGGTGGGGGCCTCGGTCATGCCCAGGCTTGTCCCGTCTTTTACGATCCGATACATGGTTTTACCTCCTCTGTGTTTCTGTCCTTGATGAACATGGCATAAAATACGCGGCGCAGTTTCAGCACCCGTCCGTGGTCGTTGAATTGCTCATAGTAGGCGATCGGCCCGTCATTCAGCCACCGCGCCACCTCCTCCACCGTTTTCCTGCCGGCGGCCACTTCTCCCTGGAAAAACCGCAGTTTCCTCCGCGCCCGTTTCATCCCGTCCCGGCACCCGTGTGTGATGATCCGGCCGGTTTCCGTCAGGTGGAATTTTGCCTTGCAGAACCGGAAAGGCTTGGTCAGCGGCACGATCTTGGACTTGTTCCGGTTCACCGTCAGCCCCATGTCCTCCATGCGCTGCGCGGTGGCCTGCAGGAACTTCTCCGCCTGTTCCTTTGTTTCGGCCCCCATGTGGTAGTCGTCCATATAGTGGGCCGGATTTTTCGCCCGCAACTGGCAGGCGATCCAGTTGTCCACGGAGGACGGCAGGGACACCATTTCCATCTGCGACGGTTCCACGCCCAGGGGCATACCCACGCCGCCCGGCACGGAGGCCACCACCGTGTCCGCCACCGCCCGGATCCTCGGGTCGTAGATCAGGCGCCGGTGCCGCTCATAGATCGCCGCGTGTGGGGCGCTGGGAAAGAATTGCTTTAGGTCCACAAGGATGATATAGCCGCTCCGGCCGCTCTCCCGGTAGGTTTTCCGCAGGGCCTTTTTCAGCCCCTTGTAGTGGAACTGGAGGCCCTTTCCTCGCTGGCTTGCCCCGTTGTAGTAGATCATGCCCGGCGTGTATAGTGGCTCCAGGACCTCCTTTGTGTGGGTCTTGTGGATCTGCCGGTCATTGATGTGCGGGGCGTCTATGGGCCGGACCTTTCCCCGCTCCCGGAGGGTGAAGTGGGCGCCCGGCTTTGGCCGCCACTTCCCGGAAAGCACCTCCCGCCGCCGGCGGGCCGTGCCGGAAAACAGGTGCCGCTCAAAGTTCTGCGTGGATTGTTTCCACCTCACATTGTTGCAGCACTTCTTTCCCCATTTGAACATTTTTCGGAAACTGTAAACCTGATCGGCCCCTCCCAGGGCCTCGCTCCTCCTCCGCCTCCGGTTTTCCCTGGCGGCCTTTCGTCTATGGTATCGCGCCTCCCGGCGCTCCTCGCTGGTCATAATAAGTATTCGCGCCTCCGTGCGGTTGTGGTGTAGGTGTGCGGCTAAACCGCGTAGCCCCGGCACATGAAACGGGGGTAGCACAATAGCCCCGCCATGCAAGCAGCGTCCGTGCAGGGGCCACAAAGGGCAGTTTTAGGCTCTCGCCAGGGAAGTATCTCTCCTTTCACAAAGGGTCCGGTTCGTTTCCTACTGCATTTGACCCGTTCCCCTCGCGGGGTTGTGAAATCCGGGGGCCACGGCCCAGGAATTGTTCGCGTTGTTGTTGTTCGGGTTGCCGTTGGTGTTGACAAGGCAGAAATTGTTCGTGTTCGTCGCATTGACGGAACGGCACCACGCATTGGCCGCCGTCAAAGGGTCCGCCGCCCTGCCACTCGGCACGTTTTCAGAGATACACCCAAAAATGACCTATTTTCTTTTCCGGTCGCTTTCTAAAACGGCCTTGATCAGTTCGTTTTCCCGGTCGATCTTCTCTCCCAGGTTTTGCGCCATATCGTCCAGTTTCTTGGTGGCCTCCGCCGCCGGTATGCTCCGCCCGTCCGTCTTGGTAAAGCACCCCTGCGGGTTCATGGCCAGAATGGTGTAACAGTGGCCCAGACGCACGTCCAGGGCCATGAGCGCGGCCCGGGCCTCCAGCAGGTGCCCTTTCCGCAGGCCCAGGTTCGGCTCTCCCTTTGGAAAAATGCTGTTCGCCTTTTCCGTCTGGTCGATGATCTCCCCGGCCAGCGCCGCCACCGGCTCCGCCAGCAGACGGGCGTACCTGGCGGAAAGCCGGGTCAAAAACGCCACGGTTTCCGTGTAGATCTCATTGGCCAGGTTCACATACTCTGCCTTGCTGGTGGATCGCTTGCTTTTCAGGACAGACACCGCCGCCCCTCCTCTCGGTTGGTGTTGGGTGGGTTCCCGCCCACTTGCGTGGGCGGGATTTTCCCCGATTGCTCCGCCGGATTAGGCTGCAAAGCCGGGGGCCACGGCCCAGGAATTGGACGCGTTGTCGTCGCTCGGGTTGCCGTTGGTGTAGACAAGGCAGAAATAGTGCGTGTTCGTCGCATTGACGGAACGGCACCACGCATAGGCCGCCGTGCCGGTGGCGTTGTGCTTGTAATGCACCTTGCTGTTACCCGCCTGATAGTAGGCGTACTGCTGCTGGTAGTTCTGCTCCGCGCTGTTGGCGTAGGTTCTGGCGCCGTGGATCTCGAACTCCGCCAGCAGGGGCAGGTAGTCCGTGGTGCTGGTCACATAACTGGCCGTATTGTTGCCGCCGCCGGTGTTGTCCGAATACTTGGTGATCGGTTTCATAACGGCCCGCAGGTCCGCCGGCAGGGCCGCCAGCAGGGTGTTTGCCCTCGGGCTGGTGGGGGAGGCGTCGGAACCCAGCACGGTCTTTCTCATGTGGCTGTTGTTCCACCCTCCGCTGTTGGTGTTGCTGGTGTTCATGGTAAACGCGCCCGAAGTGGAGGTGTTGCTACCATATTGGCTATCGCATAGGCCCACCTGGGTGCCGCCGATCTTTCCGATCTTGAAGTGGATCCGGTTGGACCCCTCCCGGGCGGAATTGTGGTTGAACCCGATAATATAGACATTGATTGACAGGTTGGAAAAGTTCGTGTTTCCCACCTGGCCGTTGATGGTGATGCTCTTGGTGTCGCCCACGTCCCAGTAGTTGTCCCCCTGGCCCGCGTCGGAAACGGCCTTGATGGTGGCCCACGAATTGCTGTTCAGGGTGTTGGAGATCGCCGTCACCGTGATGGTTTGGGTGTCCGTCTTGGTCACGCCGCCCTCCGAATAGGACACGGTGATCGTGGTGTTGCCCGTGGCCAGGGCGCCGGCGGGGGAGTAGGTGTACCCGCTCACCGCCTGGCTGCTCCCGTCGGTGTAGTGTGCCGTCACCACCATGCCCGCCGGGTTAAAGGTTTCCCCGGAGAAATAGGCCGTTTTGTTGGGCGGCGTGGTGATCTCGATACTGTCCAGCACCTTGGCCACCGTGATGGCCTGCGTGGTCTGCTTGGTCACGCTGCCCTCCGTATAGGAAATGGTGATCGTGGTGTCGTCCATGTCCAGGGCGCCGGTGGGGGAGTAGGTGTATCCCGTCACGGCCCGGCTCTGGTCGTCGGTGTAGTACGCCGTCACCACCATGCCCGCCGGGTTAAAGGTTTCCCCGTACTTGTACGCCTTTTTGCTTGGCTCCGTGGTCACGTCGATGTGGTCCAGCACCCGCACCGCCACCGCCACGCTGGCGGTCTTTTGGACCCCCGCCCGCTGATAGGTCACGGTGACAGACTGGGTTCCCGCCGCCATGGTCTGCGGTGAAAACTCGCAGTCCTCGGTCACGTTGGCGGTGGTGTCGTCCGCAAATGTGGCGGTCACTACCATGCCGGCCGGATCGAACGCCTCTCCGATGTAGTAGGTGGTCTTGGTCGGCTGGGTGGTGACGGCGATCCCGCTGGTGATCATCAGGTCCACCTCGTACAGGAGGCCGCCGCCCACCTGCACCTGCTCCGACACGCTCTCCCCGCCCAGGGAGGCCGTCACCGTCCAGGTGCCCACGTGTGGCAGTTCAAAGTCCGTCGAACCCGTACCCTGCAGGGTTGTTTCCGCTCCGTCCGAACAGGTCACGGACGCCCCCGTGCAGGTCGTCACGGAAATGGTGGGGCTTTGTACGCCGATGGCCTCTTTCAGCGCCTGCAGCGTGGTCCGCTTGTGCTGGCCGGCGGTGGCGTCGTAGAACGGGATCAGGTCCTGCGTGGTCATGCTCTCCGCCGCCGTCAGGGTGTTGGTGGGCGCCTGGTAGTCGGTGCCCGGCGTGGCCGCTCCCACGTTGTACGTTTCGCCCTCCTCGGTGGTGGTCTTGCTCCCTTTCAGCAGGCCCTCCACCTTGATCTGGTCCTGCTTGCCCTCCAGGGCGCCGCCGTGGGCGTCCGGGTCCTCGTTGTGGTCGTCGATCAGGTCCTGCAGGCTCTCCTCCAGGTCGGGTTTCAATGTCTGGTTGAAGTATTCCGCCACGTCCTCGGCGGTCATCCACGCCTCCGCCGGGTATGCCACGTCAACCTGGATCCCGGTGGTGACGGTGATGGAAACGGGATACCGGCGCACGTCCGGGGCGGCCCCGGCCACGTAGGCGCTCACGTACTGCTTGGCGTCGCCCAGGGAACCGTACCCGATCATGGTTTCCGCGCCGTTCCCTACCTTGCCGAAAATGCCAAATTCACCGATCCAGAACCCTTCCTGCAGGCCGCCGTTCAGGTCGGACCGATACTCCACGATCATGTTGACGTTGTTCCCGTCCACCATCGTCTCGGTGCTGGTGGCCTCCGGCCCCGGGTTGATCAGGTTTGTCAACTTCCTGGCGGCCTCCGCGTTGTCTGCGGTGCCCTCGCCCACGACCGCCTTTGTGATGGTCAGGGTTTGGCCCGCCACCATGCTGGCCAGCAGGCTGTTTCCTGCCTCGGTGATTACAAATCCGTAAAACATGGGTTTTCCTCCTGTTTAGATTGCCGCCGGGATGGCGGTTTGTGTAATGGTGCCGAATGTTCCGCCCGCTCGGATCATGTCCTCCAGGTGGTAGTCCACCGCCGCCTCCGGCAGGGGCGTGGACGTGTAGCCCTTCCCCATGGTCCCCGTAAACGTCACCATATCCGGGTCCATGGCGGTGATCGTGATAATATCATCCAGCCACGACGAAAGGCGCTTGACGGAGGACAGGACCCGCCGGAACTCCTCCAGTTCCCCCGGCCCCACCTCTCCGCCGTCGCCTACGTAGGCCCGGAAGTGGTGTGGATCCCCGTCATACTCGTACCATTCCTCGATGTACCCGGTTTCAAAGATGGTTTCAATGATCCGGTTCACCGCCGCCGGCGTCCCCATCTGCGTGTAAAACAGGAGGGACCCCTGGATCAGCGCCCGTTTGGTTTTCAGGGAATAGTTTTCATCATAGGACGGGGTGCGAAGTTCTACGGCCATATAGTCCAGCAGCCACTCCGGCATGGTCGCTATGGCCGCGTAGGTTCTGGCCGCGTCGGAGTAGGCGCACAGTTTTTCAATCTGCCGCCCCACCGCGTAGGCGAAAGCCTTGGTTTCCACCTGGCTGGCCAGGTTTTCAGGCATAATGTCCGTGAACCGGCTCCCGGAAAGTTTAATCATCCTCCAGCCCTCCGTAACTGATCACGGCGTCCCCCTGGAGGGCGGACACCTTGGTGGCGTCCACGGCGGTGTATGTGGGGGCCGTCACGGTCACGCGCTTGGCGCCCGCGTCCATGACCATGTGGACCAGTTGGGAGGGGTTAATATCCCGCCCGATGGCTCTTTGCCAGGTCTGGTAGTCCGCCACGGCCTGGGCCACCGCCGCCTGGATGGTCACGGCTTTGGCGCTGTCGCTCCGGTTGATGTAATAGGTCAGGTTGATGGTGTACGTGACCTCTTGCGGCGCGGCCACCCGTACCAGGTCCGTCATGGGCCGGATCGTCTTGCCCTGCAGGTATCCCTCCAGGCCCTCGATCATTTCCTCCCCCGGGGTGCTGCCGTCGGCCATGATGAAAACAATGTCCACAGTCCCCGCCGCCTGGTTGCTGGTGGCCACCACGTCGCCTATGGCGGCGCTGTACGCCTTGGCGTGGTACAGGTATCCGTCCTCCGGTCCGGCCGTAGAATAGGCCCCAGGGGCCAGGAAAACCCGCTCCGCCAGGTCGTCGTCGCTCTCGATCTCCGCGCCGCCCTCGGTGGCCGTCGTGTTGGTCACGCTGGCCACGTAGGGGATCGGATCCACAATGGTGGCCAGTTCTCCGGCGGCGAACCCATTTCCGTCCGTGCCCGCCACCGTGCAGGTGGCCGGCACGTCCACGGTGGTGGACCCCGCCGGGATCTCCGCATACACGTCCGTGGCGAAGTAGATGGCGCCGGCCGTGGAAACGCGGGTCCCCTGGGGGATCCCGGTGGCCGTGTCCCGCTCCGCCGAAAGGGTAAAGCGCAGGGTGGTGGTGGCCGGCGTGGCCGGGTTCCGGGTCACGCCCTTAAAAATGGCCAGGTTGTCCAGGAAATCCGAATAGGAGTATTTCAGGATACTTTGCTTTCCCTGTCGGTCAATGTACTGCATGGCCTGGTAGATCTGCGCTGCCGCCGCGTAAAGTTCCATACGGTGGACGCTGGACCGCTCCAGGGTCACGGTCTGGCCGGTGGCCTCGGAAATAAAACTTTCATAGTCCGCCACCATTTCCTGCCGCACCTGGTCAATGTCCTTGTTGTCGATGAAAGAAATGTCCGGCAGGCTCTTGATCGCGTTCATTTCGTCAGGCACTTGTGATCACCACCTTTGCAATTAAATTCGCTTGTCCTCCGCTGCTCCATTTGACTTCCTGGACCCGTACCGTGGGGATAAACTTGGCCACCTTCTCCGTGACCTCCGCCGTGTATAGGCTTTTGGCCACCTCCGGCGGCATATCCACAAAGTCCATGTTCAGGCCGAACTCCCGATCCAGGGGCATGGTGCCCTCCCGCGTGGACAGGAGCAGGGCCAGTTGCCGGTCCAGTTCTGCCATGTAGTCGCCGGCGAAGGTGTATTCCAGTTTGAAGTCGTAAACGCCGGTTTCGTTCATGTGTACTCCTCCAGGTTGATGGTCATGGAGGCCCTGGCCAGTTCGCCCCGGTTATACACCACGCCCCAGGTTTCGCTCGATCCGGTCAGGCGGAAGGGGTTGTTTCCCACCGGCCTGTTGCCGATCACCAGGGTTTCCGCCGTGCCGTTCTCCACCATGTTCTCGATGGCCTCCAGCACGTCCCGGGGGCGGACCCCCAGGGTGGCGGAAATGGTGATCGTCAGGCTGGCCGTCTGCAGGCCGGCGCCTAAAAACTCCGGCTTTGGCTTGACCCCCTGGGGTTCGTGGTTGGCCCACCGGCTCGTGATCTCCCGGGTCATTTCCGAAAACGTAAAAACCCGGTCGTCGCTCACCTCAAAAACGATCTTTCTTCCCAGTGTTCCGATGGCCATGGTTTACCCTCCGATCCGCACGG